CAGGAAAAATTTTATTATGTAACGATGCAGACGGTAAATTTACTTTACCTTCAATTGTTACAACAACACCAAGCGACCCAACAGACCCTAATCAGGCTAATAACATTGGTGCTTCTTTCTATTTCTATATAGAAACAGCAGCAACAGACTTAGACATCTTAACTGATGGAACTGACAAATTTAAAGGTGCAGTAATTGTCGCTGTAGACGATGGTTCAAAGAAAGCTTTTGTTCCGGGTGCTTCTAACGATGTTATGACACTAAATGGTTCTACAAAAGGTGGTATCGTTGGTAGTGTTGTTCAAGTAACAGCTATTGATGCAGCTACTTATCTTGTTCACGATTCATTATTAATTGGTTCAGGAACAATAGTAACACCATTTGCTGACGCATAAGGAGTAAATCATGGCAGACGCAGTAACCTCACAAACAATTCAGGACGGTAATAATACAGCTATCCTGAAGTTTACAAACGTATCAGACGGCACAGGTGAAAGTGCTGTTAAAAAGGTTGATGTATCGGCTTTGGAACCAAATAGTAAAGGTGACGCATGCACCTCTGTCTCAGTGGCTCGTATTTATTGGGCTACTAGAGGCATGGGTGTAAATATAGAATTTGATGCGACATCTAACGTATTATTAACTGGTTTACCTGCAGATAGTACAGGTGACGAATACTATGACTTGTTCACAGGCATACCTAATAATGCAGGTAGCGGTGTAACAGGTGATATTGATTTCACTACTGTAGGACACTCAAGCGGTGATACTTATTCAATCATTTTGGTTTTGAATAAGAATTATTGATGAATGGCAGCTAAAAAAACTAGGAAAAAAGCCAAACCTATAAAAAGAACGACTGGCAAGGGCGGTAATTATCGCCCTACCAAGTCTGGTGCCGGTATGACTCGTAAGGGTGTCAAGGCATATAGAAAGGCTAATCCCGGGTCAAAACTCAAAACAGCCGTTACAGGCAAAGTTAAAAAAGGTAGTAAGGCTGCAAAAAGGCGTAAGTCTTATTGTGCAAGGTCACTTGGACAACTAAAGCGTAGCTCTGCTAAAACAAGAAATGACCCTAATTCAAGAATTAGGCAAGCAAGAAGAAGGTGGAAGTGTTAAATGCCATTAGCTAAAGGAAAAAGTAAAAAAGCTATAAGCAAAAACATCGGCATACTTAGAAAAGAGGGTAAGCCAAGAAATCAAGCTATTGCTATAGCTTTAAGCAAAGCAAAAAAAAGAAGAAGAAAAAAAACGAGGTAATTATGGCAAAGTCAACAACACCAAGCAATGTAGCAAATCCATCCCTATATGCAAAAGCTAAGGCTAAGGCTAAAGCAAAGTTTGACGTATATCCCTCAGCCTATGCAAATGCTTATATGGTTAAAGAATACAAAAAAATGGGTGGTAAATATAAAGGTGCAAAAAAAGCTGCCACAGGCGGTATTATTCACAAGCGTGATGGCGGTTTTATAGCAAGAGGATGCGGTGCTGTAATGGAGCCTAGAAGAAAAGTAACCAAAATGCGTGGCAGATAATGGGTTTAGGCAAGTGGTTTTCTGAAGAATGGGTTGATATAGGCTCGCCTAAAAAGGGTGGAGGCTTTGAAAAGTGCGGTAGAAAAAAAGCCAAGGGTTCTAAAAGAAAATATCCTAAATGTGTACCGAAGGCTACTGCAAATCGTATGTCTAAAGGTGAGAAGCGTTCAGCTGTAACAAGAAAGAGAGCTAAAAAACAAGGAGTGGGCGGCAAACCTACTAATGTAAAGACCTTTACAAAAAAGAAGTGATAACACAAAAATTAGTAGAACAAGAGGTTCGTGATTGGTCAAAAGAAGTTTTAGAAACAGATGACCCTATATGCCCATACGCAAAAAAAACATGGGAATCAGATAGAGTTGGTGTTGTACTATCTCAGTGTGAGTATTGGTCTGACTTTGTAGAAATAAGTCAAAGCTTTCCCACAGACAAAGATGTGGTCATATATTGTGACTTAAACATGGATATTGATGCATCAAACTTTGACAGCAGAATATCTTTGCTTAACAACTTTTTAAACCCCAATAACTTATGGGTTATGGGTTTTCATCAAGACCATGAAGAAAAGACGGTAGTACCACAAGAGGACTTTGAACCACATTTTGCAGATAGCTATAATATGGTTTTTATGCAAAAATTAGATGAATTAAATAAAGCATCTGAAAGATTAGAAAAAATAGGTTATTATAAGAATTGGAATCGTGATGATTACCAGAACATTTTAAATAGAAGGAGCAGATAATGGCTAAATTAAAAGGATTAAAAAAATTAGTAGGCAGTCTATCCAAAAAAGACAAAGCTGAAATAGCCAAATCCATGAAAGAAAGTAACGCTGTCAAAATGGCAGGTGGTGGTGCTGTACCTAAGTCAGGTGTACAAAAATTCATGATGGGTGGAGGTGCTAAATCAGGCGTTAAGAAGTTTGGTAGAGGCGGTATGTCAGGTAAATCAGGCGTTAAAAAGCTTGGTAGAGGCGGAAAGCTTAAGAAGTAAATTATGGCAGTTTCAGGCTCAAAAGACTTTGAATTAGATGTAGCTGATTACATTGAAGAAGCATTTGAACGATGTGGCTTAGAGCTTAGAACGGCTTACGACTTAAGAACTGCAAGGAGAAGTCTTAACTTATTACTTGCTGAGTGGGCAAACCGTGGCTTAAACCAATGGACCATACAAGAAAAGACTATTGCTATGGTAGAAGGCACAACATCTTATAATGTAGACTCTTCTGTAAGCACAGCAGCTATTGATGTGCTAGATGCTTTTGTTAGACAAACTGTAAACTCTGAAAACTCAGACATACAAATGACAAGGCTATCAAGAAGTGAATACTCTGCTATACCGAATAAATCTACACAAGGACAGCCACTACAATTTTTTGTAGATAAACAAATATCACCAACAATCAGCGTGTACCCTACACCTGATGAAACAAGCAAATACACAATACATTTAAACGTATTGACAAGAATGGATGACGTAGATGCAGCAACAAACACTTTGCAAATGCCGTTTAGGTTTTATCCTTGTTTGGCTGCAGGTCTTGCATACTACATATCAATAAAGAAAAACCCTGAAAGAACAGGCTTACTAAAACAAATATACGAAGAAGAGTTCCAAAGAGCTTTAGATGCTGATGAAGATAGGGCATCATTAAGAATCACGCCTGATATTTCAAATTACAATATTGCATAATGGCTTTTGCTTCTAACAAAAACGCTTATGGTATTTGCGATAGGTGTGGTTTTAGATACGGCTTAAGAGAACTCCGTAAAGAATGGAACGGTTTAAAAACCTGTCCTGAGTGCTATGAAACCAAACATCCACAGCTAGAACCTGTTACTAACGTAGCAGACCCACAAGCAGTAAGAGAGCCAAGACCTGATATAAGTGTTTCGCCAACGAGTTTCATTGTATATACTAATTATGACTTAGGTATTATAGGTACAAAGCTAACAATACCTGATAGCATGACAAGTGCTTTAGGTACAGTTACAATAACAACATCATGAGTTTTACATTAGCTACATTAAAGACTGCGATACAAGACTATTTAGAAACAGATGAAACAACATTCGTTAATAATCTAAATACTTTTATTGAACAAGCAGAAGAAAGAATACTTAAAGCGGTACAAATACCTGACCAAAGAAAGAATGTGTCTGGTAATGTTTCGCAAGATAATAGATTTTTAAGCACACCATCGGACTTTCTAGCACCCTTTTCTTTGGCTGTTATAAGTTCTAACAACTATGATTACTTAGATTTAAAGCATAACTCTTTTATTAAAGAGTTTGTTTCTGATACAACAACAAGAGGCAAACCAAGATATTACGCTATATTTGACCAAACAACATTTGAGATAGCTCCTGTTCCTGACGCAAACTATTCTATGGAGCTACATTACTTGGCTAAACCTGTATCTTTAACTGCAGGTGGTGACTCAGGTACAACATATTTATCAACAGAAGCACCTGACACCTTGTTATACGGTTGTTTATTAGAAGGTGCAATATTTTTAAAACTAGACCCAGCAGATATTGGCTTATACGAAGCTAGATTTAAAGAAGGGTTATTACGACTTAAGAACCTAGGAGAAGGACGAGATACTAGGGATGAGATGAGGTATGATTCACTAAGAACAAACGTAACAT